TTGTGCCATCGTAGAGCTATTTGGGTCACTAACAGGGATCACGTCTACCAACGTATAGTCAGCTTGCCTAGCACTAACTTCACCACGAAGGGGCTGGTAGGCGTACTCAGCAGGGGCGTATTCAGCCATGATAGCTTTGAGGAGCTTAAACTCCTGCTTCATAGCGTAATGGACGCGGGCCTGTACCGCAGCCATCGGCTTGAGGGTACGTTCGAGTAATGCTAGCGTTGTACCTACAGGGGCATTAGCGGACATATCAGAGATGTTCATATCACTGATAGCGCCAAGCCTGCGGCCCTCGTTGGTAATCTTGTCTAGTAACTGGAGGAGCGTATTAGACGGCTCCTTGTAGGGCAGGAAGCTGATGTTGTCTCGTATAGACCCACTAGGCACATCTACATCACGGAACTCACCCGGTTCAATAGGAGTATCATCTCCCTTGATACGCATCCCACGAGATTTTAGACCACCCGGCAAGTTAGATAGTGTACCTGCGTCTACAAGCTGGCGGACAATAGAAGTACCCGCCCGTGCGTAACCACCAATAATATGGATAAGCCCTAGCCCGTAGAACCCAAAGCCCGGTACATATACATAGTGTACAAAATGCTGGCGTTTTAACATGAGAGGGTCTTCTGGCTCCCAGTTACGTCGGATAGCCAGTACTTCAGAAGTACCCCGCTCAATCGTTACTATGTAGGGTTTGGCAATATCGTCATCCGAATCATCGTAACCCTCGATCACAATATCTGCATGTACTTCGTATATTGCGTATCGATCATCGTCTGTTATAGAATACCCGCCCTCTTCGGCTTTACGCTCCTCTATGTCGGTATGGAACGGTTGCGGGTCGTCTAAATCTACTTCGCGGTAGAAACCATTAGCTTGAAGTTTTTTAAGGTCGTTCTTGGTCTTACGCATGATATGCGTAACACGTTCCGCGCTCTCAATATGAGATGCACCGTAGGGAACAATAACGTCTTCAGCAGGGATATAGACAGCCATCTGCCGTCCCATGTTCGGATCGTAGTAGACTTTCTTAAACGCTGACCCGGCAAGACCAAGGCTATACAACATACGCTCATGTTCTGGGCGATACTCAACCATTCGCTCAGTGAGTTCATAGTTCATATCCGCCTTCACGCGGGCAGCAGCTTCGTCTTTCTCTTTAGTCTCTTTCCCAAGTACTTTAGTCTTGACCGGCCCTGCTGCGGGGAAAGTCTCACTCATAGTCTCCGCTTGGAACCGGATAGCCGCTTCGGCAAGCACGGTGGAGAATACACCACATGCGCCGTCCCACGGGTCAGTACGTTCTTCGTATTTAAATCCTAGTACATCTAGCCCTTTAACAAACGTATCCGCCCACTCTTTACGGCTATCAACGTCGGCATCGACCATACCAATAATTTCGTCTGCTAACTTGTTAAGCTCACTTTCGTCCATTGACTCAGCAATATTAGCGTCGAAATCGTCATCGTCCCCTCCTTCTTCGCCGGGGATTATGGTAATTTCCACGCTGCCATCGTCCAGAGTAACCATATCCGGGTTGACAATTTCAATCTCAAGTCCTTCGCCCATGCCTTCTTCGATATCTTCATCGAGACCCATAGGGGCGGCGTACATTCCTTTTTCAATAGCCATCATCTATCCCTTATTTACTCTTGTAGCGCCATAATTTAAAATCCTAAATATCAAGAGCGCTCAACTCGAATTTCCGCTCGAACAAATCTTTTAACTCCTGCGGCGAAAACGCTTCACGTGGTATATTCACTTCTACTTCAGGAGCGTTTTCTGAACCTTCGGGCAATCGTTGCGCCGCGTAATGCCTTAACTCTGAATAACCAAGCGTTTGTATAGCATTTTGGATTCTGTCTGAAACTGATATATCCGGGTCATAGTATTCACTAAAATCATATTTGTCCTTTACCACGATATCACCCTCCTTATTCATTTCGTAAGGAAATTGACCTAATGTATGTTTGACGTTTCCTATAGGGGTCAGCAAATTACCTATACCAAAAGTACTTGCATCTGGGCCGCCTGTGACACCAGATTTATCATATGTGCCATAATCTACACGTCCGGGGGTAGGTTTTATTCTTAGGGTTTTATACCTGTCTTGGTTCTTCTCTCCTGTAGTAGCAAAACTTTGTCTTGCCGCTTCCTTATTAAGACCAGTCTTCATCACGTCTCGTTTTAAAGGATCGCCCTTCGAGGATACATCTACCCCTTTTTTTGACAACAAAATAACCTGTTTTATTGCTTCTAACTCTGGTCCTGTAAAATCTTTCTCTGTTATAGGGGTTTTTTCCCCTAAAAGAACAGCCTGTATATACTTACGCGCCATGGTAGGGAGAAGGGATAGTAGATTTTCTTTTATACTTGCCATCATCTATCCCTTAATAATACCCGCCACTACGTTGTTTAAAGTACCGCATTTCCTCTGGTTCATCAGAAGGTAATCGTATAAACCCACCTTGCCTAAACCTCATAAGAGCCATTACAGTCGAGTCAACCAGATCATCATGGCTCATAAACGGGAACCCTGCAATTTCTTCCACAAGTGCTTCTGCCCAACGGGTAGACGGTACCCATACTAACTCCGAAGCTACAATATCAGCAACAGAGTTCAAACGCGCAAGTTTATCCCCCGACCCTCTATGCGGAGTGTACTCCTGTACTGGGAGGCCCATCCTACGCATCTCTTGATACAAGGCTGTACCGGAACTCTTTTTCTCAACTATAAAAGAATCCGGTTCCCACGCTTCATATTCTTCCAACGCCATAGTTTTCAGTTCAGGAAACTCCATACGTTTCTTGATACTATTTAACAGTATTATATTATGAGTGCCAGTCTCTTCATTTAAGAAGACCCCCCACGTAGTAAGCGCCGTGAAATCGGCACGGTTGTGTGATTCCGCTGCGGCATCGAGAGACATAATAATATACTCGCACGGAGGGGCCTCTTTATCTCCCCACTGCTGCCACCAATCCCGCTTGACAATAGACGCTTCTTCCGCCGTGGGTTCCTGTTGATACTGCGCGTTCCACTGAAACGCGGGCATAGACGCTTTAGTACGTAGTAGCGCGTCCAGATCAAAGAACTCCGGCCATAAAGGCTTTTCGGTGTAACCCGAACCCTTCTTGTTGGGTACTTCAAGTATAGCGGGGAACTCAACTATGTCGTACTGATCAGCCAGCTCATTATGAGCCATATCGTTTACAACGCGGCCTGTAAGATCGTCCATGTGCCATCTGGTTTGGATAATCGCTACACGACCACCCGGCATCAAACGAGTACGAGCACCATAAGTAAACCACTCATAAGCCTTCTCAAAGACCCCGAAGTTACCATTAATGACATCCTGTTCTGAATGCGGGTCATCAATAAGAAGAAGATCGGCACCACGACCAGCGATAGACGACCCGATACCACATGCGTAGTATTCTCCTCCAACATCCGTATTCCACCTACCGGCAGACTTAGAATCCACTGCGAGGGCCACGGTTGGGAAGATAGCCCTATACGCATCGGTGGCGATAAGATTACGTACTTTACGCCCAAAATCTACCGCGAGATCGGTAGTATGGGACACCATCATAACTTTCTTATTCGGGTTACGCCCCAAGAACCACGCGGGGAAGAAGATAGAAACCAACTGCGACTTACCATGCCTCGGGGGTATGTTAACACATATACGGTCTTTCTTACCCTCCGCAATGTCCATAAGCATATTACCCAGTATACGATGATGTTTGCCAACTATATAATCTGACTGCATATGTTTACAGAACTCGATTAGGTCATCATGGGCTTTCTGGTTGCTATCTCGCGTGGTTAGCTCATCTACAAGAACATTTATCTCTGTTAACTCATCCGAGGTGTAAGTATCAAGATTATCCAGCACCGCTTGCATGTCTAAATCTGTAAACTCTTCACCTAGCACGTCAACGCTACTCGGCATCGTCTATACCAAGTTCAGAATCAACATCCATAGATTTCCCGTCTATAACAATAGCGTCTTCCTCTTCAGGATTTACAAGTTTAGCTAGCTTTGATCTTAATTTACCCCGTAAGTCATCTGTAGATTGATGTGTTATAGTTACCTCTGATTTCTCAGCAAACAACCCTACATCAGAAATCTTACCCAGCAACTCCAAAGCACGAATACGTACCCGTGGGTCAGGATTATCTGTTTCTAATACTAGTTTATTTGTAACCATGTGCCGTATCTGTACGGCGCTATCTACAACTGACTGCCCAAATTCTTGGAGAATGCTGTTTGTCATAAGGAGAGACGCAGGCGTTAAGGTCGCTGCCTTCTTAGCTGTAACCTTCTTTGACGTTTTTTCCGGGTCTTCGGCGTAGGCAATGGCTAATTTTGCCGCTACGTCCTTATCTTCTTTCGTTGTGTCAACTTCAAGACCATGTTCTACCAACAAGCTAGTAGTATTACACGCACACTCTGTTCGCTTCTTTAAATCTATATATGGAGTATCAGGCGCAAACGGAACTCCAAGCTCTGGCTCTACAACTAAAGTCATCACTTTCTTTCGCAGGTAATTAAACCGTTATACGACATATAACGCAGAAAAAAAATTTTCGCAAGCAGCGAGAGGTTCCAAAGGGGGGTACCTCTATATATGACGTATGCCATATATAAACACCCGCGAAATATATATAGCCCCCCCCCCTATTAAAACTCAAAAAATAACAAAATTTTCGTCTGGAATAGTATTTATATAGGTGTGTGTCACTAACATTGTGTCGCGGGGTCATGGGGGTACGGTAGGGTCCAAAATATATTGCCCCAGAAAAAGACCCCCCTACCCATTGCTGCCAGATAATGACATATACTATCAGATACTGTCAAAACATCCATTGTAATTCACGTGATAATATGTTCTAGTACAATCATCGAACGGGGCAATCAAGCTCCTCGATACCGAAAGGTAATATAATGCTAGAACGTTTACTTAATACACTCTGCGCTATTGTTGGCGCGATAATGTTTTATGTATCGCTTAAACACGCCGCTGGATACGTCGGCATAGTCTGGATTGTCGGACTTATTGTCGGCTCCCAGCTAATCGTTATGGCTGTCCGCTCTGCGGTGAAATCATGACCGATATAAACTTAGCACCATACAGCGTGCATCGTTTTTTCGACGGCGCAGAAGTTACGTGGGTACTTAAAAAGGATGGTGATTCATTCCATTACATCCATAACATATGCGAAACAAGAGAGGAAGCCGAGTGGGAACGCAATCGTCTCAATACTCGCCACGCTCTCGACTCTATCATATTCTAATCAACCGGGAGGGGCTTCGGCCTCTCCCACTTGATGCCACTTGATGCCAGTTGTAAAGGGCGCGGTGAGCCAATGATCCTTGGGCGATTGATGCCAGTTGTAAAGGGCGCGGTGAGCCAATGTGTTAGTCCTTAGACTAACATATCAATTCATGCCAATATATGCGCGATAGTGCCAAACTATCTATTGATAAACGCGTGATAACGTGTTCTATTACAATCATCGAACGGGGCAATCATGCTAAACGTTCGATATGATCTGGAAGGATCACATACTATGACTAACACAAAATTTGACCGCTACAAGTCTATGACTTCTGTCGTAAAAGGCGAAATTGGTCGCGATAGAACCCGGGTTCTTATCAATGATGATATGAAGGCGGACGATGTTAAACTAGAATGGTTTAAGTCACCAAAGAAAGACGCTCCCGATACACATCGCGAGCACTTTAACGCTACCAAGAATGCCGTTATCATGGCGTTCAGCGCTGCTGATAGGAAACTCCACAATGCTAAGGTTAGTGACTTGGAAGCAGGTAATGCGCCGGGACAACGCGGAGATAGTAAAAAGGCGGCAGTAGGGACGCGCCGCTATATTCACCAGCAAGTCAACACGAAAATAGGACAATTCGGAAAATCCTACGCTCTTTACTTGCACGGTCCCAACAAGAAAGGGGCTGATAATAAAAGGACGACTGATACGTCATACTGCTTGGAACGCATTGTTGACATGCGGAAACGGCTGGAAAAAGCTGAACCAAAGAAGGCGACATTTGATATCCTCGAAACGATAGCATCTTTGGATAACCTCGAAAAATTGGTAAAGACTATCGTATAACATCCTCTAGCAAATTTGGCTGGCCCTTCGGGGCTGGCCTTTTTTTTGTCTTCATTTTGAAGCCAGTTGTTACGGTCGCGGTGAGCCAATGTGTTAGTCCACGGACTAACATCTTTTGAAGCCAGTTGTTACGGTCGCGGTGAGCCAATACGACCCACATGTTAGTCCGTGGACTAACCTAATGTTCTGTAGCTAACACGTTGATATATAAACAATGTTCAGCTTTTTGGGGGGTAATGTTCCGTAATGTTCCGTAATGTTCTGTACCGTTAGAACATTATGTATACGTGGCAATTCATAACAGCGCATAACAGCGCATAACAATATATGCCTATCAATTTGTGGTTATATATTAGTATTCTTAATAGTAGTTGTAATGTTCTTTTTATGGAATAGGATAAAACTTTATTTGAGACCCCCTCTGGCGCGGATTCCCTATCTATATATCCAACCGCCCCCAAATCTGACTGTCCAATTCCCACAAAAAAAGAACATTAGAACATTCCAAGTATTTCAATGGGTTACACGCCCCCTTGTTAGAACATTACAGTACAATACAGTACATTGCACGTTTACCCGCATAATAATACATTTTCACATCACTTGACATAGCTATGCACGTATGCTAGTATATTAACAGTTGATAAATCCCTTATCAACACACACAGGAGTTAAGTCATGACAACGCAACAGAACACGTTACTACAAACCACCGAGAATTCCAGCGGAGCGGTAGCTATGCTCACCCCTCAAGATGTTAGTCCACGGACTAACAATGTACCACAGGTTAACGCACCATTGATCGGATCAAGCGCACTGCTTGTTGAGACGTCAATATCCCAGTGGATGGCACGTCTGAAAGACATGAGAGCGTCCGCCGAGGTCACTGCCAGTAACAACGCCGAAAGCGGTGTAGCCAACGTGAGCAAGAAGCTGCTCGGTAACTGTGCCGAACTCGACGCGGTACACAAGCTGACAGGTAGCATCCGCAATACTCACTATGCCATGACCATGCCGTGGTCCGATACCGGGTTACGTTTGTTACCGACCGCGCAGTATTTCAAGTATCACCAGACTATGACCGATTTGGAAGCACAGTGGCACGTTAAGGTGGACGCGTTCCTGTCAACCTACCAGTGGGATATCAGCCAAGCGCACGCCAAGCTCGGGGACTTGATGAATATGAATGACTACCCGACGACAGATGCGGTGGCCGCCAAGTTTGCGTTCAACATCAACTATATCCCGTTACCGGACTCAGGTGACTTCCGCATTGATATTGGCAACGATGCGGTGGCCGAGGTGAAGTCTAGCTATGACGACTACTACCAGCGGCAGCTTAACAGCGCGATGCACGATGTGTGGACACGTTTGCACGCGGCGCTCACCCGCATGTCGGAGCGTCTCACTGTCAGTGATGATGGCAAGAAGCAGGTGTTCCGTGA